AGAAACAATAAACGCTATCGAAAGTATAGAAAATACATTAAATAACTTTGCTAAAGATAACGAAAAGTACGAAAAAATATTAAGAGAATGGCTTATAAATAATAAATCATTAGAGTATGTAGCTGAACAACTTGGAATTAGTGAAAGACATATCTATAGAGAAAAAAATAAAGCATTAAAAAAATATGCAATACAGTTGTTTGGAATTAAAGTGTTAAAATAAAAATGTCAATTTTATGTCATGGTATTTGACATTATATATGATATAATAGAGCCAAAGCGATAATGATTAAAAGCACTGGTTATAAAACTGGTGCTTTTTTATGTAGTTTTGTAGTCTTTATAAGGTGGTGATAAAATGTTAGATGAGAGAAAGGAAAAAGCTATTACTTTAATTTTGAGCGGTGAGGCAATTACTGATGTTGCTAAGTTGGTGGGAGTATATAGAAGTACAATATATAACTGGCTGGAGGATGAGGAGTTTAAGGCTGAGCTGGACAGGAGGAGGCAGGAAATTGTAAAGCAAGGAAACGCCTTGATTTTAGCTGAGTTAAAGACCTATGTAATGGAGCTTAGGAAAATGGCAGTTAAGGGAAAATCAGAGAGAAACCGGCTTGACGCCTTACAATACCTTATAGATAGGGTGCTTGGTAAGACTACTACTAAGGTTGAACAAATCGTAACAGAGGATAAAGATAAGGTTAATGATGATATTTTAGAGAATGAATTTAAAGAAGTGGACAATGAATAAAACATGTATAAATAGCGTATAAATTGATATAAAATAAATAAATATGCAGTATATCTTTGTATAATGATTTTGCAACTATTTAAAAATCATTGAAAAGCCTTGATAATACTGGTTTTAGTAAGATATTATAACATTATATGAAATCTGCATTTAGCTTAATGTTTGTATGGGGCATGAATAGAAGGGGGTAGGGTTCTAATCTTGAAATGGGCTGCAGTGCCCGGATGACCTCCACAATTTTTTAAAATATTTTTCAACCTTCGGACAAGCCAATCTCTTTTATCAAAATACATTTAAAACGCATATATAAGCCTATATACGAATAAAATTCGTTAGAAGGTGTAATTGATAGTTTCCAAAGAAAACAATGCTTAAAATGGCTGTAAATACATTTAAACCCACAAGCTCCTTTTTTATATATAAAATGGGTACCTGATGAAATATCAGGTATTCTTTTACAGTTAAATTATTGTAGGTGATTGTATGCATTATGATGAAGCAAGTGAAAACAGGAAGCTTTTATATAAATACTTAAAAAAACAATATGGTGATGAAAAAGCAAAGGACCTTGTAAAGCAGTATAAAGACCATTTATTTGATTATCACGGTCTTGCATGGGCCCTTGGAAAAAGGTCGATAGAGTTTTTTTGCTTATACTTTTTGCAGAATACCTTTGTACCAAAACCTAATAATACAGCAAGGAAGCTTGCACCTGTTCATTATGAGTTGTGGCAGGAAGCAGAGAAAATGTTTTTAAAAGATGAATATGATAAATTGGAGCTGATACTTCCCAGAGGAAGTGCGAAAACAACTATATTTGATTTTGCAATATCTGTATGGCTGCACAGTTATGGTATTTCCCCCTATACCCTTGTTTGCGGTAAAACTGAACAGGACGCCATAGAATTTATTGCTGTTACAAAGCAGGCATTTACAGAGAATGAATATATAAAAAAAGCCTTTGGAGAGCTGATAGATGAGAAAAGATTTACGGTTAACAAGCTTGAGATTGAACTGGTAAACCGTACAAAGATACAGGCAATTTCATCAACTTCAAGCATCCGTGGTAAAAAATACGGAAATTACAGACCTGCTGTTGTAATTGCCGATGACTATCAAGGCAAGTCTGATATTATTACAGAAGAAGCCAGGGAGAAAAAATATCGTACATGGATGGATGATGCAAAGTTTGCAGGTGATGAAGCTGTTTATCGTGATGGAAAGAAAATAAAAATGGCGACAAAGTTTATAGTTCTTGGAACAATTTTACATAGAGATTGTTTTATGAGCCGTCTTTTACTGAACAAAGAATACAAGCATATATTACGACGGGCTGTTTTGGTTGATGATGTTGAGGAGCTTTTTAATAGCGGACCTTGGGCTGAATTTAAAAAAATATACTTTGATGATTCCCTGCAGGATTCAGAGGCTGTTGCAAGGGAATTTTATTTTCAGCATGAAAAACAGATGCAGTTTCCAGTGCTTTGGCCTGATAAATGGAATTGCTGTGATTTGGCCATAAATTATTATAACGACAGCATAAGTTTTAAGCAGGAATTGCAAAATGATGCTTCAAAGATAGGAGAAAAGTGGTTTAAGTCAATAAGGGTACAGACTCCTGAAGAAATAGAGAAACATAATTTTATAAAAACAATGCTTTGCGTGGATCCAGCTTCAACTGCAGGCGCAAGTTCAGATTATTGTGCTTTTTTAGTTGGCAGTCTTGCTGATAATGGATTTAAGTATTGCCGCAAGGCTGAACTTGTAAAGATTAATGCAAGGAAAGATTTTGATAAATATTTAAACTATATAATTGAGCTTTTAAAGGATTTTGAAGACATTACCCATTTATACATTGAAAAAAATACATTTAATGGTGCAGATGCAAACAGGATTGAAAATATGATTGCTGCTGATTTTATGTTATCACACAGAGATATAAAGATTATGAATGAGATGCAAAAGAAAAATAAGGACGATAAAATTGCGACAATTGTTTCAGATGTAAATAACGGGGCTATTATTTTTAATTCTGATGATAAAGAGTTTATAGAGCAGATAAAAGAATTTGCAGGACAAGATTATACTCTGCATGACGATGCAGCGGATATTACTGCTGAATTTGCAAATAGGATTGAACAAATAGAGGTTATAAAGCCTCTTAAATTTTTTGACAGGAAACTGCTTTTTTAGTGAGGTGATATTATGACCTTAGAGGAACTAATAACAAAGTGTATAAGCGATTATTACTTAAAGCTGCCCAAATATCAAAATATGTTTGATTATTATAGAGGGCAGTCAGATGCCATAAAAAATTATAAAATGATTACTGACAGGGCTAATAATAAAATCAGCTGCAATTTCATAAAAAAGTTTATTAAAGAAGAAACATCATATATTCTTGGGAACAAGATAACCTATATAAGTAAGTCCGGGAATGAGGATATAATACAAGCTATCCAGGATAATATTGCTCATTGGAGCGAAAAACATAACCAGAATTTATGCAAGAATGTGCTTGTATATGGTAAAGCTTATGAACTATATTATGTGGATGCAGATGGACTTTTTAGTGCGAGAATATTAACGCCATTGAATAGTTATGCTTTGTTAGATGACTTTGGTAATGTTCAGTTATTTTTACACTTTTACAAGCTGCAGTTTGATGATATTCAGTATCTTGATGTTTATCATGACTCAGTGATTGAGCATTACAAGTCTACAGGAGGTTATCCGACTACCTTAATAGGGCGTGACAGCCATATATTCGGACAGGTACCTGTTTCCTGCTGCACGATTGCAGAAGAGGAAGAATATGACACTTTATGGAATGATATAAAGGGCCTTCAAGATGCTTATGAAACGAATTTAAGCGATATAAGCAATGAAATAACTGATTTTAGGAATGCTTATTTAAAAATAATTGGTGCAACTCTTGAAGGTGATGATGACTTAAAAAAGATGAAACAGCTTGGTATAATGCAGGTGCCAAAGGATGGCGAAGTTGAATGGCTTATTAAAAATATTAATGATTCCTTTATACAAAATACATTATCAACGCTTGAAGATAAAATGTACCAGCTTAGCTGCCATATAAATGCAAATGAAAAGCTTGTAAGCAATACAAGTTCCCTTGCCCTTAGAACAAGGCTTATTGCACTTGAAAATAAATGTAAGCTTAATGCTGATTCTATAACAGACTGTATAAAGGTGAGGTTAAAGTTCTTATTCAAGTATTTAAAGATAAAATCTAATGTTGATTATGATTTTAGGGATATAAAATGTAAGTATACGCCTATGATACCTTCTGATGATGTTGTAATGGCTCAGATAATAAGTCAGCTTAATGGCAAACTTTCAACAGAGACAGGTCTTGCACAGCTTTCATTTGTTGATAATGTACAGGAAGAGCTTAAAAAGCTTAGAGCAGAGCAGGAGGCTAACAGTATCGGTGCTTCACTTCTTGAACAAAGCGGTGGTGGATTAAATGAGTAAAGTAAATCCAAAATATCGCAGGATTATTGAAAATATTAATGCAGAAGGTGAAAAATATACCAATGAAGAAATGAAAGAAGTATATAAACAGCAAGCTAAGGCAAAGGATGAAGTCCAAAAATTAATAGGTGCATTATTTATTAAGTTTGCAGTGGATGGGTTTTTAAAATTTACACAGGCACAGAAGGATAAATTAGTGCATGAGATAGGAGAAAAACTAAGAAACATAGGGAAAAATCTTGGAAGTGACGAGATAGACAAAATAACTTCAATTCTTGAGGATGTATATATTGATACTTATTATAAAAATGCTTATGTAATAGATATAGGAACAGAAAAGGATTTAAAATTTGATTTATTAGATGAGGAAATAGTCAAAAGAGCAGTGAATAAAGAGATTGATGGTATGCTTTTTAGTGATAGAATTTGGCAGAATAAAGCAGCACTGATTGATAAATTGAAGCAGTCAATAAGTGAATGTATGGATGGGAAAACAACTATTGATAAAATAGGAAGAGATATTTCAAGAATGTTTAATGTGGGCGCCTATGAAAGCTACAGATTAGCTGTTACAGAGCTTACAAGGGTACAGGCAAAGGCACAGGAGGATATAGCAAAGAATATAGGGATAAAAAAACAGATGTGGTCGGCAACACTTGATACTCATACCTGCAAAAGATGTGCTTCACTGGATGGAAAAGTTTTTGATATTGATGATCCTAATAAGCCGCAGATGCCTTTGCATCCACTTGACAGGTGCTGCTGGATTAATGCCCCTGATGAAGATTGGAAACCTGATAAAAGAATTGATAATTTAACAAAAGAGGAAATTGATTGGAAGGATTATAAAGAGTGGTATGAGGAAAAAGTGGCAAAAATAAAAGAACTTGAAAAAATAAAAGAATACAAAGAACCATTACCCAAAAGACATTATATTAATTCTATAACTATTAAGTCTATTGCTAAAGATAAGAATACGATAATAATGCCTAATGTTGATGTAAAGAAAGACATTGAAGATATTAAAAAAGGACTGTATAATAAAACAAATGATACTTATGTTGTAAATGGTAGGATGTACGGTTGTCATGACTCAAGGTTTTATCCTATAAAAGGGGATGGTTTTGTAACCATAGATAGAGCACAATTTAAAGCATTGCAGTATTTAATTAAAAATGGTAATGATAATAAAGCAATGACTGTGTTTAAAAATTTAGAGTTGTCAAAAGAAAAGATAGACGAAGTTTTGAAAATATGGGAGGTGAGAAATAAATGATTGGGACTACAATATTAGCAAAAGAAAAATTAGATAAGGGAGTTCTTGTTAAAGCTATATGTAGCATTTTAGGCGTAAATAATGATAATGTTATGTATATTGAAGATATTAATGATTGGGTTAATAAAAAAAATGAAGTGGCAGTAATTGAATATAATGGTATTACCGATGATGAAATAGCAAATGGTATGCATGTATATGATATTTTTAGTAATAAAAAAATTAATATTAATGAGTTACAAAAATATGTAACAGAAAAATTATATATTAGTGAAGAAATTTAATATAAAAGGTGATAAAATGGATAACTTTAAAATAATATATAAAATTCTTAAAAGACTTGAACGTGCTATGGATGAAGAGGAATTTGATAATAAAGAAATAATGCATGAAGCATTAGGAATAACAGAAGCACGCTGGGTTAAAATTATGGAGATGCTGGCTAACGAGGGGTATATACAAGGGGTATATATAATAAATATTGCTGGCAGAATGTACCCGGGAATAAAAATAGCAGACGTAAGAATAACATTAAAAGGACTTGAGTATTTAGAGGAAAATTCCATGATGAAAAAAGCAGGAGAGTTAGTAAAAGGAGTAATAGAATTTATAAAATAGCACTTACTAAGTGAGATTAGTAGGTGCTTTTATTATGCCCAAATACCCATTATTGGGTTTTATATAAAAATTGGACTTGCAGGGGTTTAAACAACTGCAAGGACTATGAGGAGGTATAAATATTATGACACAAGAGGAAATAAAAGCTTTATTAGACGAATTATCAAAAGGGACAGATTCACTTATAAACTACATCAAGGGTTTAAAACCAACTGAGGCGGTAACACTTGATGGAGTAAAAAAATTTTTGGAAGACAGCGAGGAAGGCAAAAAGCTATTGCAAAGCCTGACTGACAAAAGGGTTACCGAAGGGATTGAAACTTTTAAGAAAAACAACCTTGAAAAGCTTATTGAAGAGGAAATGAAGAAAAGGTTCCCTGATGCTGACCCAAAGGATGCAGAGCTTAAAAAACTACAGGCTGAGATTGAAAAAATCAAAGCTGAAGCCTTAAGAAAGGACCTTACTAATAAGGCTATTAAAATAGCAACAGATAAAAAACTGCCAGTGGAGCTTATTGATTTTCTTATTGGCAATGATGAGGAAACAACTACTAAAAATCTTGAAACTCTTGAAAAAAGCTTTAATTCAAGGGTAGAGGCAGCTGTACAGGAAAGATTAAAAGGAAGCTATCAGCCTCCAAAAGATAATTCAAACCCTGCTGATGTAAATGATTTAGCAGGAGCAATTTCACAATTTTATAATAATAAAAAATAAAAGAAGGGAGTAATTGAGTATGCCAATAACATTAGCACAGGCAAAGGTAAATGTACCTGACGCTTTAAGTAAAAACGTGATTGATGAATTTAGAAAGTCATCTTTTCTACTTGATAATATGATTTTTGATAACGTTGTATCTCCAGTTGGTGGAGGAGCAACAATGACCTACGGTTACAACAGGGTAAAGACACAGCCAACAGCAGCATTTAGGGAGATAAACAGCGAATACATTCCACAGGAAGTTGACACAGAGCATTTTACAGTTGACCTTAAAATATTTGGCGGAGCATTCCAGATTGACAGGGTTATTGCAGACATGGGAGGTATTGTTGACGAGGTCACCTTCCAGATGCAGCAGAAAATAAAAGCAGCAAAGGCACTGTTTCATGATACGGTTATAAACGGTGATTCAGCTGTTGACAGTAAAGCCTTTGATGGGCTTGATAAAGCAATTGCAGGAAGCTCAACTGAATACAATAAAAATGCATATATTGACCTTTCAACTTCAAACGCAATGGATACAAATTATAAAACATTTCTTGATGCCTTAGATGATTTTCTTTCTACTTTAGATGGAAAACCTTCATTTTTAGCAGGGAATAGCAAACTTATAACAAAAATTAAGTCTGTAGCAAGAAGGGCAGGATATTTCAGTCAGACTGAGGATGCCTTTGGGAGAAAAGTGGACAACTATGATGGTATCCCTTTAGTTGATCTTGGTGAGAAGCCAGGTTCAACTACTCCGGTAGTTCCTATTATTGATACAAGAAAGCCAGATGGTACAAATGTCATAACCGGATTGACTGATCTATATGCTGCACGCCTTGCATTAGATGGATTCCATGGAGTTTCTCCTACAGGTGCTGGTTTAATAAAGCAGTACATGCCTGATTTTACAACTCCGGGTGCTGTAAAAACTGGCGAAGTTGAAATGATTGCTGCTGTTGCCCTTAAAGCTACAAAGGCAGCCGCTGTATTTAGGAATATAAAGGTGGTGTAATTATGGCAAAGATTACAGCACCAAACAAAAAATACTGCGGTATAACAGCAGGGGTAAGCTTTTATAACGGGGTCGGTGAAACTACTGACCCCTATTTAATCCAATGGTTTAAAGAGCATGGCTATGAAGTTGAGGGACAAAAGGAAGCAACGGAGGCTGAAAACAAAAGGCAGTCAAAAAGGAGCTGATTAAATGCTTGAGGAAATAAAGTGTATTTTAGGTATAGCCGGTACGAGCACGGATGCATATTTAAACTTTCAGATAAATAAAGCTCAGGAAGCTATAAAAAATTACCTTCATGTAGAAGATGTGAGCTCCTATGATTTAGCTATAAAAGAATATGTTATTGTAATGTATAACAGAAGAGGCAATGAAGGAGTTAAGCAGGCACAGCAGGGAAGCAGAATCGCTACATTTGGAGATGACCTGCCAGAGAGCGTAAAAAACTTGTTGCCATTACCAAAAATCAAAATGATAGGGTGATCTAATGTTTTATAATAAAGAAATTGAAGTGTGGAATAAATCTGAAAGTTATAGAGATGCAGATGGTATATGGCATGAAGGGGAGTATACAAAAATTAAAACTAAAATGGCAGATATTCAGCCCTATTCTACTGAAAGGTTAAAAAAAGAATATGGATATGAAATAGGCGTAACGAGAAGGTTATTTTGCGATTTGGATGATGATATAAAAATTAACTCAGTTATAAAATATAAAAACGATGAAATGGAAGTTGAAAAGATAATTGAATGGGATAATTACATGGAAGTATTTTGTTTAGATAAAAAATAAGGTGATATTATGGGAGTTAAAACCTTTGGATTTGATGATTTTGAAAAAGCGTTAAATAATATGATAAACAAATTTCCTGAAAGTGCTAAAAATAAACTTGGCCAAATTGCAGATGAAGTTATTGCAGATACAAAGCTTAATACCCCTGTTAGGACAGGAATACTGCGAAGAAGCTTTATAAGGGAAGGAGCAAAGCAGGAAGGAAATGTGTATAAAGTTAAATGCGGCAGCAATATTTTATACGCTCCATTTGTTGAAGAAGGACATAAAACAGGTAGTGGAGGTTTTGTAAAAGGCCGTCACATGTTTAAAAATGCTTTAACAAAAGCAGAAAAGAAAATGCCTGAAAAGCTTAAGGGCTTGTTGGATGAAATAACAAGGGTGTGATTTTATGATAACTCTTACAGATATTCAAAGGGCAATAAGCAGGAAACTATATGGTGAATTTGGCAGTGAATATTATATCTATACTGAAGAAGTAAAGAAGGAGCTTAAAAGGCCTTCTTTTTTTATTGATGTAATACCTGTTTTAACTGAAAACTTTGTAGATTATAAAGATAAGCTTATAAACATTGATATAATGTACTTTTCAAAGAATGAAACAAACGAAGAGAATTTAAGGGCAATTAATATATTTGAACAGATTTTTAATAGTGTATTAGAAGTGCAGGGGAATACAATTTCAATTAAAGCATTAAATTATAAAGTCGTTGATAATATTCTCCATTGCAGTTTTACACTTGATTTCACAGATAATGAAGAGCCTATAGAAATAAATACTCAAAGTGAGCCATTGTATATTATGCCGAGTGATATTGATGAAGCACTTGACTATAAAGAGGATAGCATAAGAGTTATGCAGGAATTAGATATTGAATAGAAAGGATGGTTGAGATGGGATTACCAGAAGTAAGAATAGAATTTATTGAAAAGGCTGTTAGTGCAGTGCAAAGAAGTTCAAGGGGAATAGTTGCATTAATATTAAAAGATGATACTAAACCAGCTGGTGAAGTGATATATAACTCAATTAATGAGGTTGTATCGTCTGATTGGACTGCAGAAAATAAAGATTATATAGAAAAAACTTTTTTAGGCGTTCCAAGTAAGGTAATTATAGAAAGGATTGCAACTACTGCAACAGATTATAATGCTGCGTTATCAGTTTTAAAAAATAAAAGATGGAACTATTTAGCAATACCTAATATTGCTTCAGGTGATGTTTTAAATATTGCTACATGGATAAAAAGCTGCCGAGATAATGACAAAAAAACTTTTAAGGCGGTACTTCCTAATATAGCTGCAGATCATGAGGGGATTATAAATTTTTGCACAGATAATATAAAAGTTGGTGCAAAAACTTATTTGGCAAGTGAATATACTTGTAGGATTGCAGGGATACTTGCAGGATTGCCCTTTACACGTTCAAGTACCTATTATGTGCTTTCAGAAGTTGAAGCAATTACCGAGAGTGATGATCCAGATGAAGATATAGATTCTGGTAAGTTAATTCTTATTAATGATGGTGAAAAAATAAAAATTGCAAGGGGAGTAAACAGCTTAACTACAACAACATCGACAAAAGGCGAAGATTTTAAGAAAATAAGGATAATCGAGGCAATGGATCTTGTGAGGGACGATATAAGAGATACCTTTGAAAATGATTACGCAGGTAAATATGTAAATAAGTATGATAATAAAATTATATTTTTAGCTGCTGTAAACAGTTATTTCAAAGAGTTAGTAAAAGAAAATATTTTGGATCCTTCAGGAGATAATATTGCTGAAATAAATATACAGGCACAAAGGGACTATTTGCAAAGCAAGGGTGTAGATATATCAAAGCTTAGCGAACAGCAGATAAAAGAATACAACACAGGAAGCAAACTGTTTATTAGAGCACAGGTAAAATTCCTAGATGCAATGGAAGACCTTTATTTTGAAATTTATATTTAATAAGAAAGGTGGATTGAGAATATGGCTGTTAAGGCAGGTCAGCAGATATTAGGAACTTATGGTAAAGTGTGGTGGGACGGAGAGGAAGTTTTTGAAGTGGAAAGCTTTCAGGCAAGCATAAAGGCTGAGAGAGAAGATGTTCCAATGCCTGATACATTAAGCGTTGACAGCAGGATAAAGGCTTTAAAAGGAGAAGGCAAATTAAAAATAAAAAAAGTTTTTAGCAGAGGGCTATCAAAATTATTAAATGCATGGAAAAACGGGGAGGATCCAAGGAGCCAGTTGATTGGAAGGTTAAAGGATCCACAGACTAAAAATAAGCAGAGTGAAAGAGTTGTAATTGATAATGTATGGTTCAACGAGCTTACCTTAATGGATTTTGAATTAGGGAAAAAGCTTGAAACAGAATTTCCCTTTGGCTTTACCCCGGATGATGTATCTTTTCCTGATTTAATACAAGAATAAGGAGGATAAAAAATGAGAAAAGAACAGGCAAAGAAATTAACATTAAAGGATTTAATTGCTAAAAAAGAGCAGATTTTAAATAATAAAGTTAAAACTATGGATTTGTATGTAAAGTCCTTAGATGCAGTAATTACAATTCAAAAACCTGATATAGATACGATCATAGATGCAAGCAAAATTGATAACCCTTCTGAAAGCGATAGATATTTGGTATACAACTGTGTTATCCAGCCTAATCTTAAGGATAAAGAGCTTCAAGAAGCCTATGGCTGCGTTGAGCCTATTGAAATTCTTAAGATATTTGAGGATGGGGAGATTTCAAGTATTGCATTAAAGTGCATGGAGCTTGCAGGATATAGAAATAGTGTGAGCGTGGTAGAAGATATAAAAAACTAATTAATAGTAGTGCGGACTTATATATGCTGCACTACTATATTCAAAGAGGACACTCAATTAAGGAATTGCTCCAGCTTGATGAATATGAAAAATTATTTTATATAGCAAGCATGGATAAAGCGATTAGTGAGGAAGAAGGGTTAATCGAAAATATAAAAAGAATGATTAGCCCTTCTTAATTTGCCATAGGGCAGGTGATAATATGGAATATACTCTTGGAGCTGTATTTGAGATAAGAGATAACTTTACATCAAAGCTTAAAAGCTGTGTTGGCGCAACAAAACAGTTTAAAAAAGAGATAGATAATGGGAGTAAAAGTGTTTATGATTTTACAAATAAAACTGATAAATCAGGCGGAGTAGTAAGTAAGCTGAAAAAAGAAATATTAGGGCTTGCAGGAGCTTATGTTAGCTTGCAGGGAGCTTCAAAATTAGTAAGTACAGCAATAGGGCAGGCAAGCAGTATGGAAGGGTACAGAAATACCCTTAACGTTGTCATGAAGGATACTAAAAAAGCTGCTGAAACTATGGCTTGGGCAGTTCAGTTTGCAAATAAGACGCCCTTTGAAACAAATGAAGTTGTGGATGCTACTGTAAAGCTTCAAAGCTATGGGCTTGCTGCTAAAGATGTACTGCCGAAAATAGGAGATATGGCAGGAGTTATGAATAAGAGTCTTGACCAAGCAGTTGAAGCTGTGGCAGATGCACAGGCTGGTGAACTTGAGAGACTTAAGGAATTTGGAATAACAAAGCAGATGATTGTTGACCATGCAAATAAGATAATGCGTGGGAAAGAGATTGTAAATAACAAAGGGCAGATAACCGACCAGAAAGCCTTTAATCAAGCCTTACTATCATTAATGCAGGAAAGATTTAAAGGTGGAATGGAATTGCAGTCAAAAACTTTAAAGGGATTATGGTCCACAGTTACAGGAGTTGCCAAAAATGCATTAGGGCAGCTTATGGGAGTTGCACAAGACGGTACAATTAAAACAGGAGGATTGTTTGATAAATTAAAAAGTAAAGTTGGCGTTGTTGCAGATACGCTTCAAAAATGGAGTCAGGATGGGACTATAGATAGAGCTGCTAAAAGAATTGAAGAAGGCTTTAATGCGCTTGGTAAGGCTGTAGGCTGGGTAAAGGATAATATGGGATGGCTTATTCCTGTTATTTCGGGAGCTGTAGGAGCAATAGGGGCATTAAAAGTTATAAACACTGTAAAAAGACTTATGGATTTATGGAAAGCCAGCACAATAGCCCAAACTATTGCACAAGGAGGTCTAAATGCTGTTTTAGCTGCTAATCCTATAGGTTTAGTAGTACTTGCAATTGGGGCAGTAATTGCCGCCGGCGTAGCCTTATATATGCACTGGGATACCGTAAAGGCAAAAGCAAAAGAACTATGGGAAAACGTTAAAAATACATTCGAGAACATAAAAAAGGATATTATTGAAAAGTGGCAGGCAATAAAGGATTTTTTGAAGCATCCTATAACGGGAACAATAAACCTTATCAAGAAGGCTAAGGGTGAAGAAACAGGAGCAGCTAAAGTTGCAGTGCATGGCAGCCATGCAAGGGGACTTGATTATGTGCCTTTTGATGGTTATATTGCAGAGCTTCATAAAGGCGAAAGGGTGCAGACTGCAAAGGAAAATCCATATAATCCGGGTAGTAGTAATAAAGATAAAAATATATCAAGTATAACAATAGCAAAAATTGCTGATTCAATTATTATAAGAGAAGAAGCCGATATAGATAAAATAACAACTGCACTTGTGAAGAAAATACAGAAAGTCAGCTCTAACATGGCATAGGAGGTGAAAAAATGGAATTTTGGATAATACAAGGAACTGAATATATACAACTTCCTGTGCCGCCTTCTGAATTCACAATATCAAAAGAGAATAACAATGAAGTAGTCAATGTAGAAACATTAGGTGAAATAAACCTAATTGGTAAGGAAAAGTTAAGCTCAATAAGTTTATCAAGTTTTTTTTCTTGGCAAAAATACCCATTTGTAAAGGTTAGAAATTTACTTAAGCCCTATGAATACACAAAAATTATAGATAGCTTTAGGACAAGTGGCAAACCAATAAGGCTACTTATAACCGAAACAGATATAAATGATTTTTTCACAATAGATAATTTTGAATATGGAGAACGAGATGGAAGCGGAGATGTATATTTTACAATCACTTTTAGACAATATAAAGTGGTTACAATAACAACTCAAGTTGTAGTAAAAAAGACAACTACACCTGCAACAAGTGCTAAAACAACAAAGAAGGTAATAAATAGAAAAGTTGCACGAGCAAAGACGAGAGAAGACCATATCAAGCAAATAAAACAGCCTGCATATAAGCAAAAAGGCTATGTATCATATAAAGAATACATGTTAGCCGAAAAGGTGTGATTGTATGAAGTTGGTATTATATCAAAACAATAAGATGATAGACATAACACAGCTTTGCTCAAATGCAAATTGGAGTGGAGATATACAGCAGGTAGCAAGAAAGCTTGAATTTGATATGGTTTATCCATTAAACGACAACAATATAGAAAAAATTAACATTCAGCTTGGCAATATGATTATATTTTATGATGATAACAAGGAACTTTTTAGGGGTATAGTCTTTACAAAAGAAAAGAGTTCATCAAGCCAAGCTATTAGGGTTACCTGCTATGACCATTTGATTTATTTAATCAAGTCAAAAGGGACATATAATTTTAAGAAGATGACAGCAGAGCAGATAACACAAAAGGTTGCAGGTGATTTTGGAATTAGTTTAGGTAGCCTTGCAAAGACAGGAATAAGTCAAAATCTCATAGTGCAGGGGGAAGATATATACTCAATCATAATGAAGGCTTATACAAACGCAAGCAAACAAAATGGCAAGAAATATATACCTATGATGAAACAAGGCAAACTATATGTAATAGAAAAAGGCTCAACAGTAGTTAGTTATGTGCTTGAGTCAAACACAAATATAACCGACTCAAGTTACACAGAAACCATAGAAAACATGATAAATAGAGTAAAAATTTATGATGATAAAGGCAACTACATTAACAAAGTTGAAAATAGCGATTGGATAAAGTTGTATGGAGTATTACAAGATACTTACACAAAAGAAGAAGGCAAAAACGCACTAACAGTCGCAAAAAATATGCTAAAAGGTATAGAAAGAAGCGGAGATATAACTGCACTTGGTAATGTTGATTGTATAACAGGATATGCAATAAAGATTAAAGAGCCTTACACAAACTTAGTAGGACTTTTTTATATTGATAGCGACACACATACTTGGAATAATGGACAACACACAATGCAATTGGAACTTCACTTTGAAAATATTATGGATGAAAAGAGTGATGGCTGATGAAAAATCCATATAGCGAATTATTACAGGTGATGAGAGAGCAGGGGGCTAAATATAATCCTCCAACTATTGAAATAGGGCAAATTATTTCAGCAACCCCACTTAAAATTAAAATAAATGATTTACAGCTTGATAAAAGCGATATTTATATAAATGATTCTATAAAAAGTAGCTTAATTGCAGGTGATTTAGTCGCAGTTTTACCTATGACAGATAGACAGAAATTTATTGTGCTTTGTAAGGTGGTGAGCTTATGAGTGATAGCATATTTCCTTTTATAGATGTTACTGACGAAACAATAGCAGAGCAGACGCAAGAACTGCCAACACCCACCGAATATGCTTGGGACTTTGAAAAGAATGATTTTATTCTCAAAGATGGTAGTTTTGTTGTAGTAGAAGGGCTTGAAGCAATTAAAATATGGATATACAAGACACTGCAAACACCACGATTTAGATATGCGATATATAGCGATGATTACGGACACGATTTAGAGGACCTTATCGGAAGTGATTTTAGCAAGGCAGCAGCGGAGAGTGAAATAAAAAGAATACTTTATGAAGCACTGATGGTTAATCCTTACATTGAAAGCATTGAAGATGTTGAAGTTATCTTTGATGGAGACACATTAGGAATAAGTTGTATTGTTGCAACTCCTTATGGGGAGGTGAGTGTGAATGTATGAAGATATGACAGATGATGTATTAAAGGAACGAATGCTTGAACAGACAAGCACCTACAACGATGAAGGCGGATTTATATATGATGCTATAGCTCCAGTTGCAACTGAACTTGCTAATATGTATGCTGAGCTTGATAATGTGCTTAAAAATGTTTTTGCACAAACAAGCTCAGGTGAATGGTTAGAAAAAAGAGCAGCAGAGTTTGGGATATATAGAAAAACAGGGACAAAAGCAACAGGACAAGTTAAATTTGTTGGAAATAATGGAACAATTATTCCAGCGGGGGCACTTGTCCAAACAGAGTCAGGGCTTCAATTTCAAACTAAAGCAGAAGTAACTATTTCAAATGAGCAAGCAATAGTAGATATTGAAGCAATTGATGTAGGAAGTCAATATAATGTGCCTGCTAATACAATTACAGAATTGCCTGTGCAAATAGTGGGAGTAATCTCAGTTATAAATGAGCAAGCGACAGCAAGTGGAACAAACGAAGAAGATGACGCAAGTTTGTTAAATAGACTTTTGATTAAGGTGCAAACACCTGCGACAAGTGGAAACGCAAACCACTATAAGCTATGGGCTTTAGAGGTTGCAGGAGTAGGCGATGTCAAGGTATTTCCACTTTGGAATGGAGCAGGAACAGTTAAGGTTGTAATCATAGATAGCAATAAACAACCTGCAAGCCAAGATATAGTTGACAATGTAGTTGCTCACATTGAAGAAAACAGACCAATAGGGGCAACAGTTACAGTTGCATCGGCACAAGCATTAAACATTGATATATCAGCGACTATTGTGAGGGACACAAATTATACATTAGAGCAGGTTATAGCAAATGTATCATCAAAGATAACAAACCATTTAAAAAGCATAGTATTTAAGCAAAGTTATGCAAGTTATGCACAAATAGGCTCATTAATACTTGATAGCGAAGGAGTGCTTGACTATTCAAATTTAACTGTAAATGGCGGAACATCAAATATAACAATTGGCGATGAGCAAGTTGCTGTATTAGGTGAGGTGGTGCTAAATGAGTAGAGATGTTACTAAATTAGTGCCACCTTATCTTTTAGAAAGTGCAGTATTTCAAACTTTATATAGTATAGAAAATACAGAGCTTAACGCAATAGAAACTGCAATAAATGACATACTTAATCAATGTTTTATCGACACAGCTACTTGGGGACTAAAATATTGGAAGCAATTTTTAGGAATAACTGTTGATGAAAATAAACCTGCTGAATATCGAAGGTCAGTAATTAAGTCCAAAGTTAGAGGTTCAGGGAGAATTACAGTTAATCTTATAAAAACAGTTGCAGAGAGTTATTCAAACGGGGAAGTTGCAATAACCGAAAATGTTGCACCTTATACATTTGAGGTAAAATCCATTGGGACAAGAGGTATTCCACCAAACCTTGATGATTTGAAAAATGCTATAAATGAAATAAAACCTGCTCATTTAGCTATAATTTATACATTTACTTATACAGTCTGGAGCGAAGTAAAAAGTATTACTTGGGGACAAGTTAAGACAGGAACTTGGGGAGATTTAAGAACAAGGAAGGTGATATAATTGGCTACTCAAACTACAAATTTAGGATTAGTAAAACCTGCTGATAATGAAACTGCTGACATACAGGTAATTAATAATAATATGGACATTATTGACACAGAGTTAACTCCAACGGCTGATTCTACACAATCGCCTTCAGGGAACGGGCCGGGTAAGCTTGTGCAATGGGTAAGCTGGCTTACAAACCGTATCAAAGCCATCACAGGCAAAACGAACTGGTGGGATACACCCAGTAAAACGCTTGAGGATCTAAACACTCACATCAATACAGCAGCTCCACATTCTGGTCACGAAACCCCTGCAGGAGCTCAAGCAAAGGCAAATGCAGCCGCAGCAGTGGTACAAGCAAACCTTGATTCGCATTTGGCTGAAAGTACGATACAAATTGCAAGCGGAACAGCAAATGCAATTACAGTAACAACTGGTGGTAATTTTACCTATACACAAGGTAAATGCCTTAAATTTAAAGCAACTGCTGATAATACAGGAAATGTAACTTTAAATGTAGATAACAAAGGAGCAGTTCCGCTATTAAAACTTGATGGTTCACAAATTCCAGCAAGTGGGATTAAAAGCGGAAAGGTATATGAAGTTTATTATGATTCAGCGAGTGGTGGTCGTTTTTTTGTGTTGCCTAAAGCGTCAGGTTCTGCTGTCGCATCCGACGTAAGGCTTGGAAAAACATTTAGTAATGATAGCGACAGCGATATTGTTGGAACACTTGATTTAACAAATCTTATTCCAGCAAATATAGTTAATGGAGTTAATATTGCAGGAGTAACTGGGACAGCATATCCTCCTTATTATATGCCGGGAGATAACCCTATTTATGCTGAAAATGTAATAAGGGGGTCATATAGTCAAACAGAGGAAGAAATATTAAATTTTACAGTTAATAACAATGGAACAATAAGGGCAAAATATATTTTTAACAAAAATATGAGTTCTGGGACAGCCTATCTTAATATTTATAAAAATAGCGTATTGTTATCAAATAAAGCAGTTCCATATAGTTCAACTGATGTAACGTATGTAGAAGATTGGCCAGTAAACGCAGGGGATGTTTTTTCTATTAAATCATATATAAACAGTTCTGGGGGGTATACCTATAGAAGTATATTCAAACAATTTAAGTTATGTGTTGCACAAGCAAATATTTCAATAGGTGTTAACACTTGTAAAATTGTATAAGGGGTGAAATAATGAATTATACGTTTTCTTATAACACAGAAGAAGAAAAAGAAAATTTAATAAAAGAAAATACATTATTAGGGCGACATTTAATAGAAGTTCAAAATATAACAGAAGGCAATTTTTTAATATTTAGTGATGCACAAATAACATATAATTTTTTCACAGAAGTAGATAAATCGGTAATTAATGCAGATAATACTGATATTTCCACAATTACAATATATTCATTTAGTCCAATCGAAATAAATATTAAAATAGCAATTGATAATGAACAACCAATAGAAGTGGCAACGATATATGGAAATGTAATTTATCAATTTAAGACAGACTTAGCAGGTCAGCATATAATTAAAATTGAGGCTTTAAATTATAATCCATATATATTAGAAATTCAAGCTATATAAATTATATTAATATGCACAATAGAAATATTTTGCGACACAAGGAGCATCCATAAAGGGTGCTCTTTTAATTTTACTTTGGAGGTGCTCTATGAATGTAGCTTTAATCAGTTCTATTTGCTCTGTTATAGGTACGCTTATTGCAGTGTGGGGCTTCTTGCGACTAACAAAAAAGGATGACAGAGATTCAGTCGGTAATGCTGTAAGGCTTGAAGCAAAAGTAGATTATATATCTAAAGGAGTTGACGATATTAGGCTTGACATTAAAGACCATGGCAGAAAGATTGACGATATTGACCGACGTGTAACAAGGGTTGAAGAATCAACTAAATCAGCACATCATAGGATTGACGAATTAATCAACAAAGAAGGTGAATAATATGCTATCAATAAATCAAGTGCTCCTGACAAGTAAATTGAACAGACCTGGACGCAATATTAAAAAACTCAAAGGCGTCGTAATGCATTATACCGCAGACACGCACAAAGGAGCCGATGCGGATGCAATAGCAAGGTATTTTAATACCAATACAAGAGGAGCTTCCGCACATTATATTGTTGACGACCATCAAATTATTCAATGTATTCCCGATAATGAGGTTGCATGGCATGTAGGCGCAAACAAATATACTGCCATAGGTCAGCGTATCCAGGAAAGACCATATGGACCAAATTACTTCCTGATTGGTATCGAGATGTGTGTAAACTCTGACGGCGACTGGGGAAGGACATACATCAATGCGGTGCAGTTAGCAGCATATCTATTAAAAAAGCATGGATTGACAGTTAAGGACCTTTATAGGCACTATGACATAACCGGCAAAAATTGCCCTGCTATGATGATTGACCAGGCAGTTTGGAGCAAATTCAAAACAGATGTTGAGGTAACCATGCTTCCACCGGCACCACAACAGCAGTATAAAAAAGGGGAGGTTATCGCTACAACGCTGAATTGTCGAGAAAAGCCTTCAACAAGTGCCAAAATTAATGGCAAGCTCCAAAAGGGAGCAGTCGTAACGATATATGACCAACAGGGCGACTGGTATCTGGTTAACAATAAAACCCCGCAGTGGGTTTGCAGAGATTATGTAAAAATAATTTAAGGGAGGTTTTATTATGTTAAAAGATATATTAATGCAAGGCTTAACAATTCTTATTCAGTTAGTGGTGCTCTTTGTTATGGGAGCACTTTTTAATTACTTGGATAAAAAAATTGGGGATGAGAAGATAAAAAAATACTACGATTTAGCAAAAAAGGCAGTACAAGCCGCAGAGCAATATTTTGGTGCGGGTAAGGGTGTTGAAAAGAAGGCATGGGTAACAAGCTATTTAAAACAAAAATTTGGTGATAAATTATCCCCTGTAGACATTGATTTACTATTAGAGAGTGCAGTTCACGAGA